GTGGTAGAACTACTTGATGTTGTTGTTGTGGAAGTACTGCTACTTGTTGTTGTAGTGGTAGTAGGTTCTACTGTAGTGGTAGTTGTGGTAGTTGGTACTGGACCACAAGCATATATAGTTTCACAATTTATTGTTCCATTAACAAGTTCTATAAACTCAGGAAATTCTTCTGGATTATCTTCTATAAAATTTAATATGTATTGAGTTAGTTCTATACTACATAAAAAATAACTTAATTGTTGTAAAATCTCAGAAACTGTCATTCCTGGAGTAATACCAGAACATTCTCCAGCAATACCCTCATAAATTAAATCACTAGCTGTAAGTCCAGAGTGATTACAACTTGTTCCAGGATTATTTGGAGTTTCTGTACAATTACATTCTTTTGGTAGAAATGGCCACATATTATTAAGGGATATACATTATATAATAACAAGCAAAGACTGGTTGAATATTTGAGTGAGGTAGATTACCTCCTGCAGGTTTATTGTCCATTGCTACAGAAATATTTGATTCAGCCAAATCAATATAATTTTGAGTATTAATTGCAGCATTTGCATTGTAAGTTTCTGATCCTGGTGAAGGGTCTCCAGTTAAAAAATTAACATTAGCATTAGGTGGATCATTACGTGTACTATAATTAGAAGTTAAACTTAACTCATGAGTATGTTTACCATCTATTACTGTAGCCTCATTTAAATGCGTATGAGAAGCTATTTGATTTTCTGTTAATGTAATTTGATTTACTCCAAATGTTTGAACTGAAGCAAAATCATAATTAGGAGTAAATGTACCTGGAGCAACTTCTGGATCAAATGCTCCACCACCTACAACTGTTGTAACAGAAACTAATACACGTCCTCTTAAATCTGGTGTAAAGTTTTGACCATTACATAAAAATATTCTATCCCATATACCTAGTCCTGCACCTGATCCACTAAAATTAGATAATGAACCTAAAGGAGGGAAATAAGGAACTGCAGAATAAGGAACCATTCTGTTACTTATTAATTGTTCTGAAGGAGCTGTTGCTAGATAGTTTGCTATTAAACCAGGAAGAGCAGAAATTAAAACATAACTATTTAAACTTAATGTAAGTGCTGATACAGCAGAATTTAATGTGCAAAGATTAGTAATTACTGCTTGTAGAATAGCATGTGTATCTGAAGAAGCTGTTACGCCTGTTAGACATCCAATTGTATAATCTGCATTTAATATATCTAGTTCACTATTGATATTAGCTATTTCTGTTTCTAAATCACATACTGATTTAATAATAGCTGTTAATATATCATTTAAAAATATTTCTGTACATCCTGAACATATAGGAAGATTATCATTAATAATTTTACAAAGTATAGAAGGATCTATAGTTGGGACTATTTCTTCTCCTATCATAAAAGATTGTATATAATTAAATATTGTTTCTTCTATAGACAATAAAGTATCACCATTAGTAATACCAAGACCAGGAACATCTATTCCTGTATATTTTATACATTGATCAGAATTTATTTCTGAGCAACCGTTATAGCAATTTGTGCAAGACATATTATTTATATTTTAAAATTTTGATTTTACTTGCAATCATGTTCACTGTATAATTTCCAGCATAATCAGGATTACATATTTTATACATAAGTATTCTTTTATAGTTTAATAAATCATACATGGCTTCACCTGCTATAGATTTATTCAACATAAATATAATATTATTATACAAATTATTACTTACTTCCGCAATCTTACAGTCTATCTCTAAAATAAGAGAAGCTGCATCTGCACACTGTGCACAATTGGTTAATCTTGGTGATAACATGATTTTTACGGTTTACTTATTTTAGAAGCACAGGTTGCGCATAGTCCATTTTTTAATTGACATCCACACCCCACCTTTGCTCCACATGAACTACACTGTGCCATAATTAATAAAAGTTTATTTGATAATTATTTCCTGAGCATCCGCAATTAGAATTAATAAAAGTATCTAACATTTTGTTTGCTTGATTGTAAAGTTTATTAGAATCAACTAATGCACAATTGTTTGCAGCAGCTATTGATCCTTGTATAAAGAAATATATTGATGTTAATTCTACTTTTGATTGTGTCTTGATTGCTCTATCGCACTCCATCATATCAAGTCTCATAAAAGCTTCATCAAATCTTTCTTGAATTTTATCTGTACGCATAATAGATTTTTCAACAAAATTTAAATATGCAGGAGAAATAGAATATTTTATATGGTATATACCATCTGGTAATGGTTGATTAATGCCTGCTGCTGTTATTCCTAAATTAGCTGACGTAAATGTATTATAACTATTCACATCAAAAGGAATAATTGCAACATTAAATCCAGGAGGAGTTATCTCTATTGTTGGAGAAGTAACTACAGGAGGATCTGTTAAATACGTAGAAGTATCAATAACACCAAGTGTTAATGTATTATATGTAGGAACTACTAAGAAATCTAATTTTAATGTTGGCATGTTTTTATAATAAATATGCCAGAGGAATATGAGATTTCCTCTTTCCCCTGGCATAGGTTATTTAATAATAATTTTTGTTACTTCTTCTTATCCTTATGGGATGTTAGTTGAAGAAGTTGTAGTAGTAGTTGTTGGAGCACTAGATGTAGTAGTTGTAGTTGTAATACAAGTATTATTATCTACAACAGTTCCTAAAGCAGCTTCTAATACAGTTTCAATTGCAGCAGCAATACCACTTGTAGTAGCATTTGGAGCAGCGATGATCACTGTAGAATCTTCCATGATGTAATCACCCCACTGATAAGCAGATTTATCATATTCATTGAATTTGATATAATAAGTATCATAAGTAGTTCCACCAGATACATAAGACTCAAAGTTCTCATTATAACCAGCCATTCTATAAAGGTGTTTCAAATACCCAGCTTGGTAGCTATAGAAGTTTTTCTCTAATTGAATAATTTCTGCAGATTGTCCTGAAGCATAAGAAGCACGTTGAGTAATAATTGGGTTAGCAACCAAGTTACAATTATCTGCAACAATAAAGTCAGCAGTTGTAGCTGGACCAGAATAAACAAATGTTCTGAAAGACATTCTGTCATATTCAAAAGGGAACGCAGCAACATCACATGGTTGACCATATACTGTTAAAGGTTTTCCTGTAATACGTAAAGTTGTACCACTTATATTCTCAAATGTCCAGAATGTGTTAAAGCTAATGTTGTCAGGATTGATACCTGGAGCTTGTGCAGTTAATTTTGCAATCAATAAATTAATGATTGTGTCATCACTTACATCAGCACATGGGTTTTCGTCACAACCACAGCATGGAGCTTGAATAGTTACTGAACGAGTGAAACCATTGAAATACAATGTATTAATGTAAGAAGAACTAGCACGTAAAGTTAACGTGATACTTTCTCCACACTGTACAGTGAAATCAGTTACATCAGTAATTTGATTAGCAGCTGTTGGACATCCTGATACTTTGTACCATTCAGTTACGTTTGAACTACAACCAGATCCAGAAGGACATCCTTTGATCTTGTCAGATCTTTTAGATCCTTGTAAATAAGTGTTTGTTCTACCTTGTGCTACGTAGAAATAAGGTGCAGCAGCAATGTTAGCAGAAGTAGCTATTGAATAATCGTTTCTAAAGAAACCTACTTGTCCTGCAGTCAAGTTTTGTGTTGAGCCAGAGCTAGGGAGTGCAGTTTGCCCCACTGGAACCACGAAGAGCGTGGTTAATGAAAAATCAGCCATTTTTATTTATTTAAATGTTAATAAAGTTTATTCGTTTGTTTGTATTCTATATTGTGCACTTTGAACAGCAGAAGCATTTTCTGTATACATTGCTAAATTTTGCACTGTAAGATCTAGAAGTTCATCTTCTAAATATAATTCAAGTTCACAATCTGTATTAATTGATGGATTGCCATCTAACATAATATATCCTTCTTTATTTATATATTGAGGATAACGCATGTACATTATATTTAAACTAACTGGAGTAAATGTACCATCAGTAAAAATACTTATTTCATCAGATGCAAGAATATTAAATGTTTCTTGATATTCAAATGAAGGTTTGTAATGATCATTGTTTAATATAAACTGAAGATCTCCATGTTTAGCAAGATCTCGATTAATCCATATCTTTCTATCCTTACATCTTCCTTTGTCTGCTAATAGATAACTATCTACATAAAACATATATTTTGGAAGAAGATCATGGACGTTTGCAACCCATTGGTTGATGTTTGGATCTCTTAATGTCAATGTTAAAGGTTGATGATTATAATCCATTACAAGACTCTGTAAGTCTTCATAACGTTTTTTAAATGAATCTTGTCCTAATTGACTAACAATACTTATACCATCAATTTTTTGTTTTATCAACTTAATCTGAGCTTCATTAAGAGCTAAAATCTTGTCTTCTAATTGAATTTGTTGATGTTCATTAGTTGATAGTTTATTTAGTTTCTGATCAATCTTATATAATAAACTATCTACTGGTATCATATTGTTTTATATTTTTAAACTAGCTACTAAATAGCAGCTAGTTTTTTAGTTTTTAATTTACCTTCTAATATCAATAACTCATCTTGGTTATCATCATCAGCAAGGAATCTAATTAAATCTTCTTCATCTTTTGCCACTTCAAATTCACCTTCATAGATCTTACCGTTAGGTTTAATTCTATATACTGAATGTGCTGTAGCTTGTTTAACAAGATCCTTAATGTGTAGAAGGGCATCTTTCATGTCAGCAAATCTGTTGAACACTTCAACTGGACTTAACCCTGAATATTTACCATTCTTAAATTCTGTTTGTTTTAACACATTATCAACTAAATTGTATACAACTTCTTCTTTTGTTTCTTCTGTTACAGGAAGACCTAAAAGTCTTGCAACTTTTTTCTTTCTATCAGGAGACATAGAATCAAACTTAACAATTGCTTTATTGATCAATTGTTTTTTCTTGTATATAACAGCATTCTCAATTTCATCATCAACAACATAGAACTGTGTCTCTGCTGGATATTCACCTCTTTCCCAAGCTTGGTGACTTGAAGCAATTGTTGGATGTACTCTCAACCATGAAAAAGCAATCTCTTGAAAAGCATTTCCTAAATCAAAATAATTATCACCATCCATTAATTTAACAGATTGTACGTGAGTTTGATCATCTGGAGAAAGAGATAGTCCATAGTTCCAGAATTTAGAACGAGGTCCTAAATCAATATCACCTATTTCATATTCTAATCTTTCTTTAAGAGCAGTTACTCTTTCTGTTTCAAGTTGTCTTTCAGTATCATCTTTAATTCGTTTGATGTAAGCTGCAGTAGGATCTAGTCCTGTTCTGTATTTACCATCTAATTCTTTATAAGGATATTTAAAAACTCCTGTTCCAGGGATTCTTGTCATTCCTTTTTGTGATAGACCACTGTCCATTGTTTGCAATTGCGAACTGTTATACTCACGTTTGATCGTAGAGATTTTGCCTGTTTTAGCCATAATGTAGTTAATTAAAAAAATTGGTTTATTTAGTAGAGTGTTCCAATTGAATGGAATGCGACTGGGGATACCCCAATCCATCACTCTGGTATACTATTTTAAAGTGCAGGTGCTAAGGCAAATGCTTAGTTAGGCACTGTAACTAAAGCTGTTCAAACTAAATCCTGCTGTCGCTGTCTAGACTTTGTTCTGCTTTAGGTTTGAGATCAATCCCCTCTAGGAGGGAGAGGAGGTGAGGGGATCTTTCTCGGAAATAAGAGATGTATGCTGTTCTATAATGGGAAGCGATACACCTTCAATTTTATTATTAGAATTGTGGGATTTCCTCGATCAACACAGTTCTAGACAAATCTTCAATAAATACATCACATCTGTCTTTCATCCAGATTTCGTATCCTGGGAATTTGTTAGCACTTGACATACCTTGAGATTTAGCAAAACCTAAGTGATGACGAGTTCCATCAATATAACCCCAAGTCATAGAAGGAGCACCTTTCATACGCACTTCTCTAATGTTGTTTACCATTGAACCATCAGACATTGGAGAAACATCAAACACCATAAATACTGGAGTGCTCTTTTTGTTTTGTCCAAACTCTAAGTTAGTTTGTGGTAAATCTAATTCTTTCAAGTGAATAAGTTCAACTCTACCAGTCTCACGTGTTACCATTGCATCAAATGCAAAGTTGTAAGTGATATGTTGTCCTTCACCTTGCATGTATCTGTTTCCAGAATCTGCCATGAAAGTAAGACCAGAATTTAATGCATCTGTTTTCAAAGCTTGTTGGAATACATCGAATCCAGCTTCATTAGTATACATTTTTACACTTCTGTCTTTTACATCCACTCTTCTGTAGAAAAGATCTCCAAATACAGAACGGATTAAGTTAGCAGAGAATTCACCTCTGTTATATTGTACCAAGTTACCGTTGTTACGCATTCTGTGGTATACACCAGCTGAAGTACGTTTCAATTCTTGCTTACCACCACCAGATTTAACTGTACCAGGTTTAGCCCAAATCATACGTTTAACTTTCAATTCAATCATAGATTTACGCATCCAAAATTCAATGAACGGTTCCCATTTAACATCATTACGTGTAAGTGGTAATTGGTTACGTCTTTGTGGAGCATATACCAAGATGTCTAATGGTTTACCAGAAGCATCTCTCATCATTTTGTCATCAGCCCATTCTGTGATTTTGTGCTCATATCCATATGCAGAACCTAAAGATTCAAACATTGTGATTTGCTCACCTAATCTTGGAAGACCTAATAAGTCTTGATCAAATTCTCCAATAGCAGCATCAACTAATTCTAGTTCAATACCATATTGTAAGAATGTAGGGTTTACGAAATCAATAGTTGGGTTATCAGTTACTAATGTAAATGAATACAAGAATCCCATGTTCCATGGTAATGGATCTTTGATCACGTAGAAACGTGGACCATACTGACGTGTACCTACAGAGATGATAGCGTTTTTAGAAAACTCATTAGTATCTAATACTAATTGGAATTCTTGACCATCAATACCTGTTTTACCAGCTAAGATAAGCTCTTGTGTAGATGCAGGGATGTCAATAATTTTTGGGAATTTGTAAGGAACTGCTACTTGCCATTTCCATGCATCACTATTATTATCGATATAATAAGGTGTGCTTTTGTTGATCATGTCCAAGAAGTCATTGCTGTACAATGAGCTCTGTGTATAAAGACTGATGATTTTTTTATCATAGTCTGCAGGCTCAGTAGAGTGAAAACTCTCTAAGTGGTTAGAGTCTGTTAGTTTTCCTACCGCACGTTTGTCCATAGACGCTACACGAGCATAAGTAAAACCAGTTAACCCAGGAATTGTTTGAATTGCCATTGTTATTCGTTTTTATTAATTATTTATTTGTTTGTTATAAGAACCATGATTTTGAATTAGCACCACCATTATTTGATGATCCACCTGTTTTAGCTTTAGTAACTTGTCTTGCAACTTCTCCAAACAGTTCGTTAGATTTTTTCGTAACACCTGTTTTTTGTATAGTTGATAATGTTGGATCTTTTTCTAACATTTTTAAAAGAAGCCCTATTTTAACTTTCTGTGCATGATTCTCTGGTCTTTTAAGATCCAAAATGGCACGATCAAAATCAGTTAAGGTTTCTCCTGTTGGAGTTTTCCACTTATCTACTAATAAGAAGTCTTGTAGTTCACCTGCTAATTTTGGATTGATAGGAATCCCATCAAACTCTTTTGCTTTCACCTTATCATTTAAGATGGATTGTACATTACTTATGTACTGATTTCTAACAGCTTGCTTTTGTTGCAATTCTTGTTCAGATTTTTGTTCTAACTGTTGTAACTTAGCTGCTTCTTTTTTAACTAAAACTTTGTGATTTTTTGTAGCTACGCTTTCTAAATCACCATAATTTTTAAGTCTTTCTATTTCTGTCTCAACATCCTCTGGATCAAATCCTTGATTAGTTAGAGCTTGTTTCATTATTCTTTCTTGATTACTTTCATCAGAAAGATCCATTTCAGCAAATCCAACAACATTGTTATATGTAGTGAAGTAATCTTTTGGATCAACTCCTTTTACAAATATGGCATCAAAAGCTTCTTGATAATCTTCACCAAATTGCCCTATGAAATTTTCAACTATTTCTGCAGCACCTTTTTTCTTTTCAGCAGTAAATCTATCTAAAAATTCTTCTGCAGTGTTTACTGGTTCTTGATCATCATCATCAGATGTAAAAACACCTAGTTTATAAAGATCATTTGCAAGTGCAGTGAATTGTGTACCTTGTGGTTCATCACTATCATCAGCATCTTCATTATCAGAACTTGCAGATTTTGCAGGTTTTGATACTATTGGTGCATCATCATAATCATCATCATCGTCTGGATTATCACTTAAGAAATCCGAGATCATTGATTGTCCTTCTAGTTTCTCATCATCTGTTTTACCATCAACGCTTAAAGGAGGAACAATATCCTTACCTTTTGGAACATCTGGTTTAGCAGGTGCAGCAGGTGCGTCAGCATCTTTAATGATTGGTGTTACATCTTCTGGATTACCAGAAGCAGTTTCAGGTTCGAATAACCCTTGAAGTAATTCTTGGTTACCCATACCCATTTCCATAGTACCTAAGATACCAAAGTTGCTTATATCTAAATTATCAGCCATATGTAGTTGTATTTGTTTTGGTTTTATTAATGTAAAAGTATTATAAGTGTTTGTAATATCAAAGTGTTATTGGTCAATGTGTGCCAATTTTCTTGATAATATAGCATTAATGTTTTTATCTCCTCCGAAGAGAAGAAGTTTTCTAACCTTTTTTGTTATTGCGTCCCTTAGCATTCTCTTTAGCCACTGCTAAATCATTTGCCATGTTCTCTCTTTGTACTTGTAGTTTCTCTTTTTCTATAGACATTTTGTCGCTAGCTTGTTTATTCTTAGATTGAATATCAGCCATCTTCATTCCATAGTCTTTTGTAGCTTTATCTTGGTCATGAGCTAACCTGCTCACTTCCATTACATCAGGGATAGCATTTGCGTTAGTGTCTTCTGATTCAACATTACCAAATCCTGTAGCTTGTATAATAGCAATCTCTTTCTTAGATAGTCTATCAAGTTCTTTTTGGTAGTTTTCGTTAGCTTGTTGCTCTTGTGCCATTTGAATAGCTTGTTGCATTTGAGCTTGAGCTTGTTCTTGTTGTTGTTGCAATTGTTGTTGTTGCAATTGATTAGCCTGATCTTGTTGAGCAATTTGTCTATCTCTAAGATCTTTGAAGGTTTTCTTCATCTCTCTCATAGACTTGGTAGAATATAACTCTATTATATCATAAAGTGTGCCACCATTCTGAATAACAGCTTGAGACAATTGTCTAAGTTCATTAAACATTTGCGTATCTTCTGGTCTATTAGTAAGGAACACTTTTAGATCACGGAATTTAAGATCAGTTCCATTCACTTGTACAAATGCAGATTCTCCTTCAGATGTAATATATGAAAGTGTACTTTGTGGTTTTGATGATTCTACATATAAAGCAGCATCTATAATACTTTGATATAGCTGTCCAAGCACATACTCGTGAGCTACGAAAAGAGGCTCTGTTTGAGAGTAACTCTGCTGCATCGCAGTGTTTGTTCCTGTAGCACTTTCAGAGGCAGAAATAGACCCCATACGCTGTTTAGACATACCTACAAGTTCCCAACACTCTTGTTTCATTTGTTGAGCTAATGTATATCTAGATTGTATCTCTTGCGTACGTGTAAGATCAAGAGCTGTAAATTGATTGAATGAACTAGGACTCTTTAAGTTCTCAGGACTATCATCAATAAATACCACTCCTCTATTACGTGCTTCCATTTCCCATATGTCAAGAGCATCTTGTGCATCTCCATCTTTAGGAATAGGAATATGTCTTAATGACATAAGTTGAACCTTACCCACTTCTTTCTCAAGAAGTTTGTACAATTGATTCATACATACGTTATATATAACTTGGAAAGGTTTCATAAGATCTACTAAGCTTTTAGCTTCTGTATTCTTCACCTCATATGTTGTTCCTATAATAGGACAATAGTTTAATAACTTATATGGTTTAACGTGATAAATGTCTGGACCAATTTTTGTTCCTTGATACCATTCATTAATCCATCCCCATTCTAATGATGATTGTGTAGGTATAGTACCTGATTTGTAACTCTCATCAACTAACATTGATTGTTCATTACCAAATTCATCTTCATATATAAGTTTTCCTATTTTTCTTTTAGAGATCCAATAGCTTCTTACAACAACATACTTATATCCAAATGAACTTACGTTGTTAGTTAAACCTAAGAAGTCTTTTAACCCATCATTGTTTTCTTTCATTTCTGATTCAATGATCATTCTAGTCTGAAGGACTAAAGGGTCAAATGTGTCATACATTACAGAGTCTTGTCCTGGAACAGCATCTGGATTACCTAGATTAGATTCACGTACATTGATCAATCCATAATCTTGTAATGAACTACGTAAGTGATCGATCTCCTCTTTTGTAAGATCTGGTATGCTTTCAATGATCTCTGAAAGCTCCATAACTTGTACTGTACCAGCAGCATAGGCTCCTTGAGCTCTACCAGTGGGATCTGAAATATATTTTCTATCAGGTGTAGATAGGAACCAAGTGTTCTTTGGGTTAGCCACTTCGATGTTAAATCCAAGTTTCGAGTTGTCTTCATATATATGGTAAAATTCTCTAGCAGATATTAACATATCTCTAAAAGCATCTTCTGATTTTTCTTTAATATTAAACTCAGCTTTCTGACATGTAAGGATGTGATTGGCCCATTTTTCTGCAATAGATGTATAGCTATCTAATTGTTCTTTAACTTGTTCCATTGTCATTTGCTCTAGTTGCTCAGGATCAATTTCTTCTCCTGCCATAGCAGCTTTAGCTGTAAGCTGTTGCTTCACTTGACTAATAACATATTGTTGAAGAGTGTCTGTTTTAAATTGTAACTCTTCTGCTTGACTATCATCATCAAAAGCTTTCACTCTAAATGTATCAGGTCTTTTAGATATTTCACCTACAAGTTCATTAATAGGAGTGGTGATAATAGAATACATCTTTACATAAGCAGGAAGTTCGAGATCTGATGTAAGAACATCTGTAAAGCTTCTCACCTCTGGTTCTTGATAGAAATCTTCCATACGTAGGATTCCTTTCATAAGATCATAGTTAGGAACAAATGTATCTCTGTTCTTTATGTATTCAGCATAAGCTTTATTGGAGAAATAATCCATTGTATTCTTTATCCAACTCTCATCTTGTTTTTCCTTCTCTGTCTTAAACTGATCAGGGAAAATGTTTAAGTATGCATACCTAATGGTAGCATCTTTTGTATATCTAATTATTGCCATGTTATCTAAACAATTTATTTTTTGGTGTGTTAAACATTGATCTGCTTTCTGTAAAAAGCGTATTCTTTTTGTTCTTCTTGAACATTGATTGTATTCTTACATCTTGCTCTCCTCCTATTTTTCCCATAATGGGATCTAGTTTCATTGCTAATGCCACTGCTAGTTCTGCTGCAATGATTCTATCAAAGTTGCCTGATTCATTATACTGAATCATTTCCTCAAGAAGAACAGGATCAAATATCTTTGATATTCCTTTTGTTTCTGAAATAATATTACCATCAGCATCTTTCTCTACATGTATAGCTTCTTCTGTATACTTCTTAAGACATCCATGAAGGAAGTCTCTAATTTTTTCTGACGAACGATGTATTCCGTAATCCCTTCTTACTGTAGTGTTTGGAACTATTTCTTTTAACCAATCTGGTTGTTTCTCTAAATAATGTGCATCACCTTTTGCTATCATATAGTCTATAAAAGATATTTCATCATTCTCACATAGAGCTCTTGCATTGTAATACTTAATTAGATAACGAGCTTGTTCTTCCCATGTTTCTTTCTTATCTGGTCTAGCACAATAGCTAGCTACAAACATGTCTTGATACTTCTCTCCTGATATAGCATGCATACGTTTGTATATGTACACAGATCCTAATGAGCTTGAATAAGCAGACTTACCTTGTCTATAAGGGTCAATCCCTGCAACGTATAATCCATAAGGAGGACTTTCTATTGGGAACTCATATATAATTACAGGAGCTTCTTTGTTATCACTATTTTTTAAAGGGAAGTTTGATATAGGAAGCTTGTCTGTAAACTGATGTTTCACTCCATCGCCATCATCATAAAGAATGACAGGTGTTCCTGTTCTCTCTTGTGCTAATAGTCTAGCCTTCTGACGTTTAGCTGCTTCTATATCAAATATGTTAGTATCTTCATTTAAGAATATATCATCCACTTCTTGTGGGTAATACATTTTCTCTTTTAAATATGCTAGTCTATCACCAGCTTTCTTTAATCTCTCAAGGTTATCATTTGTAATCTTATCTGCAAGTTCTTCATTAGATACAAGCATTTTTACATTATGTAATTCTGATTCTGCTGGTTGTTCAAGGTAGGCTCCTAATGAAGATTCTTCTTTAGCTTCCATTCTATACTTGTGGGAAATAAACAATCCATGGATTCTTTGATCATCCTTTGCACTATTATACGTAAGAAAATTAAAATTCTCTACGTCAAACATAAGACTCTTTGCATCCATGAAGTTTTGCATATCTCCACCTGTACCTGTAAGAATTGGAGAACATCCCCAACCAAATGGTGTTGTAAAACCTGGTGTTGCAGCTTGTAGTCCTCTAAGGAATGATCCTTTACCTATCTCATCAATAATAAGCTTTCTAGGTTTGGTACCTGCAATAGCTTCTTCATTATTACCACCATCTAAGTTACGAATAAGGATCTGAGAAAAGGGGATTCTCTCTCCTGCTTTTGTCTTGATCCCTAATGTAACTTGGTTTTTCCAGTTGTCTTCTACCCTCTGCCATCTCCAGGCTTCTGGTAAGAAGTTTAATCCTTTGTCAATCTTATCTGTGATAAGCTTTATATCGGGAGCATTCAGTCCTGCTATAATGTTCTGGGAGTTTTCATCAAATGTTGCTCCCCAACCTATATAACTGCTCTCAATTACTGACTTAGCCAAACGACGAATACCTAGTATTACTAGGCCTTTCTTTTCTATTTGTGCTCTATCTATTTCATTTGTGATAACCCATTCATTATCACGTAGATAAGGGTTAGCATATTTCTGTGATATCCTTCCTCTATCATCTATTATATCTACCTCTGTATTCCAGAAGTTTAAATGCCAATATAAAAAAGGATTGATATATACTCCTCCCATTGTACAACCATCCATACATAGTTGTTTATGAAAAGCATAGAATGCTTTATACTCATCTGAGTCTTTTGCTGGAACTCTCTTTTGATTGATGAACCAGTCTTTATAATCAATACTCTGTAGGCCATCCATTATTTCGATCTACCTTTTAAGAAATCTTCTGCCATACTTCCAAGTTCAACACCACCTCTTACAGGCACCACCTTAGCTTCTTCTTTTTCTCTAAGCTTTTCAACTTGTTCAAGAAGAGCAAGATAGTTCTTCATTGTTTCTTGTACAAACTTTCCTTGAGCTTCAATAGATGCAATCACCATAGGCATAGCACCACCAGCTTTGGTTTCTTTCCATTTGATTCTATCCTCTAATGTATGTAAAGGGTTAGCATCAATATAAGCTTTCCAGCTTATTAACTGTTCTTCAGCCCAATCAAGTTCTGTATTTATGTATGTAGTTTTCTTTATTGCCATTGTGTTTGTTTTAGTCTTCCTCCTCTTCGAACAATGTTCTCTCCAAATTCATGCCATCTTTTATTATCTTCTCTATCTCATCTTCATTTATATGATCTAGATCTGTGTTTAATTCTAATTCATATTGTTGTAAAGAAAAGAATAACTCTTTATCTGTTACTCCCCAAATGTCAGCTCCATCTAATGCTGTAGATATATGCCTTCCTATATTATATACAGGATGTTCCTTATATAATCTATTTAACACTTTAATAATTTGAAGGTGATAGTTTGGATATTTACTCATACTATTTAAATTAAATCATTAATGTCTGTTTCAGACAACATGTTATTGTTGTCTTTATCATCATCATTATCCTCATCATCATCCTCGTCATAGTCTTCTTCCATATACTCAGGCTTCACTGTTATCTTTATCATATCTTTTAACAGATCACTATCACCATCGGCTTCTCCACCAGATAGATCAATGAAATTCACACCCTCTTCATATAAATCTTGAAGAATTATTATAAATTCTTTCAATGGTATTTTTTGTATTTTAATCATTAGGAAAAGGTTGTGCGATCCATTTCTTTAATGGGCATTCGCATGTTAAACATTTGGTCTTTGCAGATAATGTACATCCACAATTTGTACAATGAGCATCTAGTCTCACTGATAAATGATTCTTAGAATGTTGATCACAATCATCACATATAGCTAGTCTTTCAACGCTTACATGTTCTATAAAAGCTTTTTGTCTTTCCTCTGGAAGAAGATGATTCTTCCATCCCTCATACATCTTTTTTAAGCTCATTGTATTTTTGGTTTTAATGTCTTAATACTAGTTTCTAATATTTGCAACTTAAGCGTAACAGCATTTCTTCTAACATCTGTTATATCTGTCTCTAACATATTCTCATAAGCTTTCTTAATAGCTAAGAGTTTGTTATATTGCGTAAGAGCTTTCTTTTGATTGAAATAAAACTTACCAAACCCAGAAATCTCTACACTCTTATTAACATTAAGAGCATCATTAGCTGAATCAAACTGATACGTAACAACAGCATCAATAATCTTTTCTGACACCACCATACTAATAGCCATTCTTTTAATCAGCCATTCCTTTACTGACATTGATTGTGGTTTCTTCATGTACCAATTGTATATCTAATTTTATATCTTTCTTGAAATCAATCACAATAATTGGATTCACTTTCACCTTTCCATTCTCCTTAACAAATATACCTATTCTTTTAAGTTTGGAGATGATGTTATTGATTGTTGGAGATGTACTCTTATATGTCTTACAGAACTCTTCTCTAACATTAGCAAATGTAATGTTCCCTTTAATAGATGTAAAGGCTATAAGCTGTATTTCTCTTTCTGTCAAATTGAGATTATTCATAGCTGATAATATACTATAATACTTCTCAGCTAATTGCATATCTGTAGATACTTCTTTCTTAAGTTTTTGTACTATCATCATTGTATGTAGTTTCTAATTATATGACAAAGATATACAATAAACATATAACTTGTATACTTTTTTATTTTCCTATGCTATATTATGACTAAAATCTATATGTGTGTATAGACAACCACGCCCAACCACCACCCCAAAGGTATAACATATTTTTTATATCCTCCAAATATTTTTTCTAAAATTTTTTTCCAAATTTAGAAAGCTATTGTGTATGTGGGTGGTTAGACTACTTCCTATAGAAACCCCACAGTAAATTTGGAAGGTGGAGGTATCCCCCTACCATTAAATCAATAAATTAATTTAATTCATTTCAAAATGGCACATTTTAAAATTTATGAAGGCGGTACTGCTACGCGTACCTTGTTCGCTGATTCTTTGAACCAGCTTGTGGGAGAAAATGGTAATTTTCGCCCAAGTACAAAAAAGAATTTTTTGGACGTTGACAAAGCTGTCGCTTTGGTAGCAACCAAAGCTGATGGTACATCAGCTATTGTTGTTTGCACGAAAGAGATTTCATCTCTACTTCGTAGCAAAGAAATCAAATTCTCTCAACTGGGAAGTATCCCAGTGTTTGAATTTGAAGCAGAAGACATGGATGAATCCATGTTTCTACTTGATTACCATCAGGAAGATGGTAATGGTGACATCCCTGCGGTGACTGTCACTAAAGCCACTCTGAAAGAGAAGGCTAAACCAGCAAAACGTAAAAGTACGTTTGACTGGACAAAAGAGATGGCTTATTAGCCATCTTTTTTTTAATATATATAAACGTTTAATTGAACAACATTATATATATAGGTATAAAAAAGTTTAATTCTCCCTAGGGGAAAAGTTTATATACTACATATAAGATAGAAAACTAATCACCATTTTACAATTAAGTCAATTAAGACCAGCGATGAGCTGTTTGTATTATGTTTATTTCGTATAACAGAAGGATTAGACTCTGTGAATATATCTTATGTGTTTATAAACTTTTTACGAGGGAGAAAAAAACTTTTTATGAGTGTTTATAGGTGGTAG